ACTCAACCCGACCATGCTCGAGAAGAAGCGTTCAACGAACAAGACCGTATTCCCCTGGACCAGGCACTAGACGAATTGGCCAAGCTGATCTGGCACTCAAAACTGATCTGGAGTCAAGGTCCCACATATGACATGAACATTCTTGAGCATGCCTACAAGAGTTTCAGCAAGCCTTTGCCCTGGAAATATTTTCAGGTTAGGGACTCAAGAACAGTGTTTAGTTTGTGGCCTGACCAGCCTATACCGATCACTAGCCACCATGCTCTCGAGGATTGTAGACGTCAAATTGGCATGCTACAAACTACACTAAAACATCTTGATGTCACAGAGTTAAAGTAATATCTTATCCTGGACATATTAGACTAAATAAAGTATGTTCGTTGATAACAAATATACAAAATATTATAATAATATAATTGTAAAAGCTTCATCTCGTAAATTAGATGAATATACAGAAAAGCATCACATTATACCGAGGTGTATGGGCGGAAGTAATGCCAAAGATAACCTGGTTATCTTGACCGCAAAAGAGCATTTTATATGCCACTTGTTGCTAACAAAAATGCTTACCGGCCCTTTAAAATATAAGATGGTCAAAGCGTCAATGATGATGGCTAATCGAATTGGCCCAGGGCAACAGCGATACAAAACCACGAGTAGGATTTACGAAATTTTAAAAACATCGTTACCACCTATGCCAGACAAAACCAGGTCGAAAATTAGTCAATCACAAAAAGAAAGATTTAAAGATAGAGATGGAACATTTTTGAACAGAACACATTCTGAAGAAACAAAAGAAAAAATGAGACAGTCTAGACTAGGCAAAAAAGACTCTCCTGAAGTTAAACTTATAAAATCTATAGCAGGAAAAAATAAACCCTCAGTCACTGATGAAACTAGAAAAAAGTTAAGTATTGCCAACAAGGGTCGTCCAGGGCTAACAGGAGAAAAAAATGGTTTTTTTGGTAAACACCACTCACTAGAACAACGCCAAAAAAAACGTGAAGAAAAACTCAATTCTACTAGACAACAATGTCCTCATTGTAGTAAACTAGTTGATCCAATGAACTATGCAAGATGGCATGGTGACAAATGTAAATTTAAAGGACAATAAATGGCAATTATAGCATTATGTGGTTTTATTTCAAGTGGTAAAGATACCATTGCAGATTATCTTGTGAATATTCATCAGTTTCGTAGAGAAAGTTTTGCCAACACACTCAAGGATGCAGTGAGTCATGTGTTTGGCTGGAACAGAGAACTGCTGGAAGGCCGTACCAAACAGGCCCGCGAATGGCGAGATCAAATAGATCCTTGGTGGGCAGAACGTTTAAAACTGCCCAAACTAACTCCACGCTGGGTGCTACAATACTGGGGCACAGAAGTTTGCCGACAGGCCTTTCACGACGATATCTGGATTGCTAGCCTGGAAAACAAACTGCGTAACTCCACAGATGACATTGTGATCAGCGATTGCCGGTTCCCCAACGAAATCCGGTCAATCAAGACAGCAGGCGGCATTGTGGTGCGTGTGACCCGTGGACCTGAACCTGCCTGGTATGATGCAGCCGTCAGCGTAAATCACGGACCCGACGGCAACTCTAGCTGGAGTATCAGCAAAGGCAAGCTGGAACGTAGTAAAATTCATGCCAGCGAATATGCCTGGGCAGGCACCAAGTTTGATGCTGTGCTGGACAACAATTCCACACTAGATCACCTGTACGAGCAGGTGCAGCAGCTGGTAACTCAACGATCAGCCTGAAGCTGGTTGGGAACCCAGGGTATATCAAGCCGTTTTACTTCTTCCATACAGTTCAAACAAACTGTACGTAAATTGTTCAAGGACACGTTGCGCATGTTTCCGTCCATGTGGCACACCAGCAACTGACCAGCGTATCGTGATCTAAAGCTGCATCTATCGCATGTGGCTTTTTTCTTGTAGCCTGCCTTCTTCCACAGGGCCTCAGGTGGCTTTATTTTTTTATTTCTTCTAATGCAGTGATCGCATTTGGTCCGATAGTGTACAACACCATCGCGAGTGTAGTTCACCGCTACCAAGCGTTGATTACAAGCAGCACATATGGGTCTCATGGTGTATTTACCACACAAACCTTTGCAAAGGGCAACGCAACACCACTGGTTTTGTCATCATCCGATAAATATCTACATAAGTTTTTAAAGGAGCCAAAATGGCACTAGTATCACCCGGAGTTCAAGTCACTGTAATTGACGAAACAAATTACATTCCTGCAGCCACAAACTCAGTACCTTACATGTTGATCGCCACGGCGCAAAACAAAGTTTCAGGTTCTGGAGTGGGTGTTGCAGCTGGCACACTAGCTGCCAACGCAAATAAAGTTTATTTGGTCACTAGCCAACGTGATTTATCAGCCACATTTGGCAATCCGTTTTTCTACAAAACCACAGTTGGTACACCAATCAATGGTTACGAGCTCAACGAATATGGTTTGTTGGCTGCGTACTCTGCCTTGGGCATCACCAATCGTGCTTATGTGCAACGTGTGGACATTGATCTTTCTGAGCTCACTGCCAGCCTGGTCCGCCCCACAGGCGAACCCAATGACGGCACATACTGGTTGGACACTGCCAACACCATCTGGGGCGCATTTGAATGGAACCTGACCACTGGTGCTTTTAGCAATCAAGTGCCATTGGTTATCACCAGCACTGCGGAACTGACCAGCGGAGTTCCTTCACAAGACTACGGCAGCATTGGCGATTACGCTGTGGTTGCAACCAACGTTGCCAATCCCATGTACTACAAAAATGGTGCAACAACCACAACTCAAACTACTGCTATTGCATTGTCGGGCTTGTACAATAACTGGGTCCTGGTTGGATCCGATGACTGGAAACTCAGCTACCCGACCCTGATAGGTGCCAATGCTGTGACTGTTGATTTAACAGCTGGCAACACCATGGTGATCAATGGTGCAAGTGTCACTGTTCCTGGCGCGCCCTACAATGATATTGATGGCCTAAGTGCAGCCATTAATTCTGCAAATATCACAGGAGTATATTCAGCTGTCATAGACAACAAACTGTGTTTGTTTGCTGATTCAACTGCTGTAGCCGACGGATCCACAGCCGACGATGGTATCATTGTGGTCAGTTCAGCTGGATCTACTGCTGGTCTGTTGACCACACTGGGGATCACTGCCAACGTGGCTACATATGCTCCTACTCTGCAGCAAAGTGCCAACTTCACTGTGCCACGCTGGAGAACCACAGATGATCAACCTCGCCCCACAGGCAGCGTCTGGAACAAGATTACCAGCAGCAATCTTGGAACCTCAATGGTTGTGAAAAAATATAGTGCTGCTCTGGGAGCATTTGTTCAACAATCTGCCACTGTTTATGAAAACGACTGGAATGCCAATGCTGCGCTAGATCCCACAGGTGGCGGCAAAAATATTCCTGCTGGCACAACTTATACACAGTACAATGTGGACCCAGCACCAAGTACAGTGAGTGCATATCCCTACAACAGCACCTATACTCTACAGGTATTTGAACGTAGTCCAGCTGGAGCAACAGTGATCACGGGCAGCACCAGTACACCTGTAGTGGCCAATGGCAATCAGTTTACCATTACCACAAGTATTGCAAATTCTACTTCTCTTACCAACACAGTGACCGTGACTGTGAATGGCAACACCACTGCTGATTTTATTACTGCTGTGAGTTCTGCAGGTTTTGCACATGTCAGTGCTGCGGTAGACAGTTCAGGTGCTATTGTGCTTACTCAAAACCAGGGCGGTACCATTCTACTGCAAGAAGTCACAGGAACTCCTGTGGCCAATGCTGGATTCACCACTAGCACCACAGGTTGCCGTAATATTGTAGATGGCAATGCCATTGAGTTTCTGCAACTTAGTGGATGGATTCCATTGGTTTACACTGCCAGCGCAGTTGCTCCAAATCAAGATCCAGCTGATGGCCGTTACTGGTATTATTCTACCACCAGCCAAGTTGATATCATGATTCAGAGTGGAACAGGATGGGTTGGATATCGAAACGAAACCAATGATGTTCGCGGGTACAATCTTTCTCTAACTGATCCAGCAGGACCACAAATTGCTGCCACAGCACCCACCACACAAAGTGATGCCACTGCGTTGGTGTATGGTGATCTCTGGATTGACACCAGTGATCTTGAAATTTATCCTGTGATCAAACGTTGGCAAAATGTTGAAGGTGTGGATCAATGGGTCCTGATTGACAACACTGACCAAACCACTGAAAATGGTGTGTTATTTGCAGATGCTCGTTGGAGCCCCACAGGTACTGTGGATCCAATCACAGGTAATCTGCCCACAATTGTGAGCCTGTTGACCAGCAATTACCTAGACGTTGATGCACCTGATTCTGCGCTGTATCCCACAGGCATGTTGTTGTTTAACACACGTCGTTCCGGCTTCAATGTCAAGAGCTTCCAGGTCAATTACTTCAATGCTGCTAGTTTCAGCTATAACACCTGGAGCAACAGTACCAGCTATGCAGCAGGCGATGCAGTATTGTACAATGCAGTGTTGTATGTGGCTGTTCAGGCCAGTACCAATCAGAATCCTGCTTCACAAACATCGTACTGGGACCTGTTGACAACCAACAGCTGGGTAACAGCTTCTGGCAACAGAGCAGATGGCGCACCCAACATGGGCCGCCTGGCGCAACGTGCATTGGTTGTGGCAGCACTCAAGTCCGGTATTGATACCAGCATCACGATTCGTGAAGAACAAGCTGTGTTCAATCTCTTGGCATGTACAGCATATCCTGAATTGATTGTCAACATGTCTGCTCTCAGCAACGAACGCAACAACACTTGTTTTGTTGTGGGTGATACTCCCATGCGACTAGGCGCTAACGGAACCGATCTCGTGTCCTGGGCCACAAACAACAGCGGTGTTGGTACATTTGCCGGCGACGGCTTGACCACCAGCACACCTTATGCTGCTGTGTTCTATCCCAGCTGCCAGACCACAGACTTGGGCGGAAGCACAGTTGTGACAGCACCTAGTCACATGATGGTGCGCACAATTATCCGCAGCGATGAAGTGAGCTATCCTTGGTTGGCACCCGCTGGCACACGTCGCGGCGTGATTGACAATGCAGCCACGATTGGTTACATCAACAGTCAAACTGGAGAGTTTGTGACCATCGGCAACAATCAGGGCCTGCGTGACGTTGAATACATAAACCGTATCAATCCAATTACGTTTATTCCAGGTGTTGGTATTACCAACTTCGGCAACAAGACCATTTATGGTACTGCCAGTGCCCTGGACCGTATCAACGTAGCTCGCTTGGTTGCGTTCATGCGCGGCAGGCTAGAAGAAATTGGCAAGCAGTTCTTGTTTGAGCCCAACGATCAAATCACCAGAAACGAAATATCCAATGCCATCAACAGCTTGTGTATTGACCTGGTGGCCAAGCGTGGTATCTATGATTTCTTGGTTGTGTGTGATGATTCCAACAACACACCTGCCAGAATTGATGCCAATGAGCTCTGGGTTGATATTGCAATTGAACCTGTAAAATCTGTGGAATTCATCTACATTCCTCTGCGTCTCAAGAACACAGGCGAAATTGCTGCGGGACAAGTGGCCACAGCAACCACTGTTTAACATATCGTTAGACCAGGAAATGGGGTGGCAACACCCCATTTTTTTTGGCCTCAACAGAGGTAAATAACTGCATAGGAGATTACAAATATGGCCGTTGCATCATTAACACGAATGACAGTGCCCTTGGCAAGCGATCAAAGCGCGAGCAACCAAGGCTTGCTCATGCCCAAACTCAAATATCGCTTTCGAGTAATATTTGAAAACTTTGGTGTGAGTACACCACGAACAGAATTGACCAAGCAGGTGATTGATTTCAAAAGACCTAGCTTGACATTTGAAAACATTGAGATACCGATCTACAATAGCCAATTGCATCTGGCAGGCAAGGGCAAATGGGCCGAAACTACTTGTAACCTGCGTGACGATGCATCCGGTGCTGTCAGCAAGCTGGTAGGTGAGCAGATACAGAAGCAGATGGACTTTTTAGAAATGGCATCAGCTGCTTCTGGTATTGACTACAAGTTTACCACACGCTTTGAAGTGCTGGACGGCGGCAACGGTGCAGCCACACCAATTGTGCTGGAAACATGGCAGTTGTATGGTTGTTTCCTGAGAAGTGTGGACTATGGCAACATGGCCTACTCTGAAAGTGCACCAGCAACCATTGCCATGATTATTGTGTTTGACAACGCTAATCAAACACCCAACGGCACAGGAGTTGGATCCACAATTGCCAGAACCGTCAACGACGTAGTCACAGGATAATCAACTATGGCTTTTGGCCAGGATTTCCTCAAAGGCTTTTTTGGTGGGCAAGGTCTCAAAGACTATGCCCACGCTTCCAAGACCTTTCGTACCAATGGATATGAGTATGCACCACGGAACAAGTTCTTGTTCCACTGCTACTTCAATATCAACACGTCCGAAGTTCGTCCATTGCAGGCAGTATTTTCAGAGTCAGAGAAAAGCACAATTGGCCTCATGGTCAAGACCATAGACCTGCCAAAATTCAAAATGGACACAGAGGTACTGAATCAGTACAATCGCAAACGCCTGATCCAGAAAAAAATCAACTACGATCCGGTACAAGTGACCTTTCACGATGACGGTGGTGATCTGGTTCGAAACATGTGGTACAACTACTATGCCTACTACTACAAAGATCCCAATCAGGCATACGGTGGAGCCAGCAATCAAAATGGCAGTATTGGTGCAATTCAAAGCCTGCCAGGATTCAGCTACAACACTCGCGATATCTATGCCAATGACCGTCCGGTCAATGACTGGGGCTTTATTGGCGAAAGCTATGATCAAAGCAACTCGGGCAGCGGCGGTGTTGGCGCAGGCGGCGATCAAAGTTCTGGCAAACCGCCCTTCTTCAAAGATATCACAATCTATGGTATGGACCAACACAAATGGGCCAGCTATGTGCTGATCAATCCGCTAATACAGGCATGGAATCACGATCAATACAACTACAGTGAAGGCGCAGGAGTCATGCAAAATACCATGACTATACAATACGAAACTGTGAAATATTACTCGGGTGCCATTGGTGCGGTCCGCCCTGATACCAATGTAAGAGGATTTGCTGATCCTGCTCACTATGACAACATACGATCAAGCATATCTAGACCCGGCAGCACCAGCACTGTGCTGGGCCAAGGCGGATTACTGGATGCTGGCATTGGTATTGTGCAAGATCTGCAGAGTGGTGGTGTGGCAGGTGTGATTGGTGCAATACAAACAGCAGGCACAGCCTACAACACATTCAAAGGCGCCAATCTACGATCAATTGTGAATGAAGAAGCCAATCTTGCTCTCAAAGATATATTGAGAAACAGTATTCCAGCAGCAGTTCGTCAACAGCCCGGCGGCAATGGCGGGTTTGTTTTTCCAAGATCACCTGGTGAGTTTTAATCATGGGCGGCACAGTCAATTCTGTCAATACCAATGTAGATCTCACAGTAAGAATTTTTGATCAATTCTACAGCTACGAACAGTTTGTGAACGTTGACGAATACGATGTTGTGTACAGTTTTTTGAGATCAGTGTTTACCACTGATCAGGCCGCAGGCAATTTCACAGTGGCATTGTTTAGAATTGCTGCCAAAACTGGCACCAATGTACTGAGTATTCTAGCAAATCTTGAAGGCCAAGGTCAGATAGAACTCACACAGACTCTGTCCTACTATCTCAACAACATGAGAAGCGGCTCAACCCTGTTGGGCTTTGGTGCATCAGTGACTCCCAACTACTACACTGCAAGAAACGTGCTGTCGTGATTGCTGGCATTGATCATGGCTAACTTTGCAACAGGCGTATTTCAACCTAAAAATCCCAACAAGTATGTAGGTAATCGTCTACCAACTTGGCGCAGCAGTTGGGAACAGGTGTTCATGACATTCCTAGACAACAACGACAACATCATGCAATGGGGATCAGAATGTGTGGTAATACCGTATCGTCATCCGCTAGATGGCAAAATGCACAACTACATTCCAGATTTTCTAATCACATACCGTACCAAAAACAACACCACTCGAGCAGAACTGGTTGAGATCAAGCCCAGAAAACAAAGCATAATTGAAGAAAAAATGAGTTCAAAGGAACGTGCTATTGTGGCAATCAATTACGCCAAATGGGATCAGGCCACTAAATGGGCCAAACGCAACGGCCTTACGTTTAGGGTTATCACAGAAGCTGACATCTTCCACCAAGGTGGCAAGAAGTAAGCAACTGATGCAGATTGGAATCAGCGGCCGCAACGGCCGCTAAATACGTCATGTCCCTTCCGACCAACAAAAAACTTGAGGCCTTGTTTGATTTGCCAACTAGTGCAGACTCAGACGACACAGTGGTATACACCACTGAACAGACTCAAGCTGCCATGACTGAAATTGACACCACAATAGACAAGATTGATGCTGCTCTACCCGGTATTCGAGACCTTAGTTCGTCGGACACTGAAATGGACGACTTGGCCAAAAAAGCCACAGACACCTTTGATGAACTAATGAGTCTGGGCATGCAGGTAGACTCAAGATTTGCAGCTGAGATTTTTGGTGTTGCAGGCACCATGCTGGGCCATGCACTCACAGCCAAAACAGCCAAGCTCAACAAGAAACTTAAAATGATCGATCTACAGTTGAAAAAAGCCAACTTGGATATAAAAATTGCAGACTCAGACACTGCACCAGCACAGTCGGGCCACGGCCACGTGATAACTCGCAACGAATTGCTGGATAGATTGCTGGGCGACAGAAAGACAAATGCCGAAAAAGGCTAAATATCACATAGGACTCTAATATGAAAAAATTTCATCAATATCTTTCCGAAAGCGAACGCACATACAATTACCGGATCAAAATTCTAGGTGATGTGCCTCCAAACTTTATCGGAGAGCTCAAAGAAAAACTCAAGCAGTTTGACATTGCAAAAATGTCAGACAAAAAAACCACACCAGTGCAGCACCTGCTCAAGGACTTTCCTGGTGCAGAAAACGAA